TGTCGTTCCGTATGTTCATCGCTACACCAAAGATTTGTTAATGCGAGCGCTCGCCGAATATGGGCCAGCCTACATAAGTGGTGGGATGGAACCTGCCGAAATCCAGGCGCAGAAAGATAAATTCAATAAATACAGCGGGTGTCGGGTGATTCTAGCGCAAAGTCGCGCGGCCAAATACGGTCACACACTTCTAGGCGGTCCACTGTCGGACGATCTGTGCAGCACAATGATATTCGCAGAAAATTCGTACTCTCTGGACGACAGAAGCCAGATCGAGGATCGTATTCACCGCCATGGGCAGACAGCGGAAAGTTGCCTGTATGTAGATGTTTGGGGGACAGCGTTAGATCGTCGCATAACGCAAGCATTGCAGGCCAAAGAGAGCATAGCACAGGCCGTATTTTCATACTTTAAAAATTCTCTTCATTATCAATGCTCGAAATAATCCCACGTCGCATCCCCTTAGATAATCGACCTTGCAGGATTGGCGAAAGAACGCTAGGGATTTCTGGTAAGTCAATAGCGTAACGTCGCGCAGCTTCTATTGGTTCCATCATATTTTTACCAACTGCCCAATCTGCTGCTTTCATGATGGGTGTAGCCATTGGAATCTCTGGTGGAATGCCAGCGCTAAGTTTCATCCCAGCCAACGGTCTTTCTGCCGCATCGGCCAACATATGGGGTAAGAAGTCGCCGTGAGTAGGACTTAATGCTTTCTCAAGGACTTTATATTCTTCGGGGGAGAAATCTCTAACAGCATTAGCGTCTATGTCATCTTTCAAACTTTGAAATTCAAGCATATAATGATGGGGTTTACCCCCAGCCCCATGCGCTGCTTGGGCTGCTGATTCTATCATCGCCTTAGGGGTCATTTCGTGTGTATCGGGGTATTCCCAATAACGGGGATAATTTTCGGTTCCGGGTCTGCTTACCCAATCATTTTTATCCTTAGAGAAGGTCATGTGACCTTCACGTGATTTTGTGAAATCATCGGTATATCCGGGGGGAGGAGTAAATTCTGCTTCGTACCCCTTTACATTTCCAATGTGGGGAGGCGGAAGTTTGTCGCTAACCCCCTTAATTTTATTTGAAATAGTGTTAGTAGCCTTGTTCAACCCAGCGGTTAAGCCGTGTGCAAGTGGCGCAGCAATAGCCCCAGTTGTAGCCCCCTGTTTCATGTCCTCGCCATGACCAGCAGCATATGCCGCTCCTTGCAACGCACCCTCACCGGCCCCGCCGAGCAGGCCGACGGCGTGTCGGGTAGCAGGACCCCCACCAACGCGGCCAACCATACTGGGGACAGCAGAAGGTGTGAGCATCCCTGCACCGAACGCTCCGGGTAAATCAGCATGACCCATTCTAGCGCGAATAGCTTTAGTAATGGCTGGTTCGTTACGACCAGTCATCATACTCATTCCGCGATCAGCTAAACCAAATGTAAGGTCATCCGTGAAAGTTCGGGCAACATCGGCGGCAGCAGTTCCTAACTTTCCGTACCACGGAAGTTTATCAAAATGTTGCTGATAGAATTTTTTAAGTTCTTCATCAGTCATTATATAACTCTTGACCCAATACTCGCGAACCCTGCCGCATCCGCTTAATCCATTCCGGCGATAACGGCCCCTTAAATTTATCAACACCGTACATCGTGCGGCGTAAGTCTCGGACGGCCTCTTCGGTTCCGCCGCTGGACAGTGATTTCAGCGATCTACCAGCGGTAAGTAGGGGTAGTCCAACCATAGGACCTGAACTTGCTGCTACCCATGGATTGCCAACTACGCTGCTAAGCTGCCGCGACGTATTGGTGCCGAAGTCACCCTTGATTATTTTTTCGATCTGTTCCTTCTCGGCTTTGTTGAATTCCTTTTTAAATCCTGGGGATGCTTGCAGTTTAGAAAACTGGCTGGCGTAAGCGTCTTGTAGAGCAAGAGGGTCTTCCTTATTACTCTTAGCTCTCTGTTCCGCCTTTGCAGCGGCAACGTTTACCTTAGTCATTTTATCCGCCCCCTTGGGCAATTTGAGAATATTGTATGTGGGGGCCTCGAATGTCTTACCAACCTTCCCAACTGCGGGGATATTGAGTTCGTCCCAAACTCGCTTACCTTTGTTAACAATCCCGCCAGCTGCTTGACCTAGGACGCCTGTTATACCACCAATTCCAGCACCGGCCATTGGGTCCTGATCGTGCGTCGCAGCGTTGATAGCACCCATAGTACCACCCTCAGCCGCTGCTGTCCCGCCTGCCGTCAACGCGCGGACACCGGGACCGCCACCTACCATGCCTACCACTTTAGGAACTGCGGTGGGAAACATAGCAGTCGCAGCTACAACATCCCCAGCAGTTCCAGCCCACCCTGCCCGTTCTTTTGCGGCTTTAGTAAGCATTCGTTGTTCATTGTTACCGGCCATGTAATCTGCCATCGCATCAGCGCCGCCAAGCGATACAGTATCAATGCCAGAACGTAGCATGTCGCTACCGGCCATTCCTAATTTACCCCACCAAGGGGCTTCTTCAAATTGCTTCCTTCCTGCTTCCGATACTTCTTGCTGGCGATATGCATTAAACTGCTTCTGTGCCGTTTCGAAATCGGGAACATCCCTGACTGTATAAACCTTGTCCCCCACATCAAAATCAAAATCAGTCATTCTATTTCTCCCTCACCGTAATATTCTTGAAGGTGCGAGGACCCGCCTTAGTTTTATTAGCCTGTTCAACAGTTAGTTCATCCTCATTCTTTTTAAGGGCAGCATCGAATTTGGATTTGGCGTCTTCCCCAGGCTTTTCCTCAAATCGTTGTTCTAGCAACGTTTTGAACATGGCCTTAACTCGAATTAGAGCTTTTTCAGCGCTTGGAGTACTTTGCATGGAGCGAAGATCGGTTATAGCATCTGTCAACATTTTTTGCTCGAAGTCTGTGACGCTACCAAGTCCGCTCGCGCCACCAACAGAAGCATCGCGTAATCGTTGCAACTCAGCAAAGGCTGTATTTGCTTTGATAGTGCTAACCGCAGAGTCATAGTCATCCGATGGTTTACCGCCGATAAATCCCAGCATTCTAGACATTGGAGCAAGAACACCAGTTGCTCCAGGCTTATCCACCAGTCCAAGCGCTCGATCTGTAGCGTCAATAACGGTGCTAGAAGTTCTGACTTGATTCCATCGCGCCTTATTCTTCTTTTCTTGAGCTTCGGTCTCCTCGCGGGTCAGCTTCTTGGCACCCATTGCTGCCGAAGTAGCTTTATCCCCTCCCATACTTCCAGGAATTGGAACTTGTTCAGGCAGCTTGGTATCCGGGTTTACCCATACTGTACCATCTTCATTTCGCTTATAGTCGTGCCCCGCATCGGGTGCCGGGAATTGCTGGCCTTGTGGCCCAACATTGACGGTTGTACCTCTCGACTTTACCTTCGTAAGATAGTGTTCCATCGTCATCTGTTTATCTGGATCGCGACCCTTATTGATCGCGGCCAAATTGAGCACATCTTGTTCGTTTGCGGCTGCTCGCGGATCGCGCTTGATCGTAGTGATATACTCTTCACGCGTAACTTCGGGTTTACCAGCTGCTCTGCGACCAGCATTGATATCAGCGAATGTCCGCTCATCCTCGGTGGAAAGACGACCAACAGCCTCGCCCATTGGCTGACCGGTCCGCTTGCTCATCAAGCGGCGACCTTCCGGGGTGTCAACGTATTCACCTTCCTCCGGCTTTGCGCCAACAGCCTCGCCCATTGGCTGACCGGTCCGCTTGCTCATCAAGCGACGACCTTCCGGAGTATCAACGTATTCGCCTTCCTCCGGCTTCGGCCCACCAACATCGGCGATTTTCCTGTGAGTGTTGCTGTTCCACAACGAAACCTGGCCGGTATCACCATTGGTTACAACTTGCAGAGTACCGGTTTCGCGATGCTTGATTACTTCGTCAAGTTTGTCATTGGTGTCCAAATAATCCACAGTATCGCGGCTCAATCCGTACTGTTTCATCAGGCCAGCTTTCGCTGCCTGTCGAATTTGGAGAGCCTGATTCTTCATTCGCAAACCCTGAAGGTTTACAATATCCTGAGACGTTAAATTCTGCTTACCGGCCTGATTGCCAGCTGCGGCGATAAGACCAGACCGAATTTCAGGATACTTAGAGAAGCCAGCCGCGATTAAGCTCATTCCGGAGTCAAGCGCCGCCGCGTTCTGATTATTTTTAATCAATTCGATGTACATGTTAGACAGATCAGGTGGCGACTGCATAATGCGCGGCATTTCCTGCGCAGGAGCAGGATTCGTGATCGGCGTAGCTACGCCTTGGGGCGCGGTCGAGGCGGGAGCCGGTGCAGGCGGTTTGGGGCTACCCACACCGGCCATCGCCGCTAGGGCAGGAGGGATGCCCGTAGCTGGCGGAGCAGCGGCAGGAGCCGGTGGCGGAGGCACCGAAGCCGCTGGAATTGGAGCAACATCATCACCCGGAGGTTGGACAGCCGGAAACGCGCCCCCACCGGGAGCAGGCGCTTGTATCGAGGCCAAAATGGCCGCGTTTGGGTCCTCGCCCTGCTTAAGAGCAAGAATCAGATCGGCGATATTCATCTGACGCCACGCCTTTGTTGCATCTGTTGGATCATCTGCGTAAGTATATTCTGTGCTATCGGACTCATCGCTGCTTGCTGCTGTCCGACGCTTGCGCCCAGCGAAGATGGCGCAATGGTGTTCATGTCGTTGGCAGCCGGAGCTTTCGGACTGATGCCCTTCTGAATATCGCCCAATCCCTCAAAGGTATTGGCAAACGGGGTACCCTTATTATTTGGGTTGTTAGCTCCACTCAGCATTCGCTCAGCGAAACTAGCCGGAGCAGCTGCCGCAGCGGGATTAGAAGCCAACGACAATCCCGGAGGCTGGAATCCCGCAGCGAATGGGACAGCCCCTTGTGCGGGCGGCGCGAATGCCCCAGGGGCATTTGGGTCAAACATAGGAGAAGCCGAATTAAGGGTCATTCCCGGCCGTTTGTCGAAGCCATAGTAATTCATGATTTTCTCCGCCGCCGCTTGAGGAGGCAAATTCGGATTGATATTGTTGACAGCCAAATTCTTAGCCGGAGCGTTGCCCGCGCCAGTAAGCATATTGCCCGCTGTCGAAGCCCCCTGCTGATGCGCCAGAGCCAACTCAGAAAAAGTCGGCTCGCGCCCGAGACGTTTGCGTAAAATTGCTGCATTGTCTAATGTTAGCGGGACTCCGGCTTTAATATTGGCGTCGATGTCTCGACGAACATCTCCTTGCGGACCCACCAATCCGTACGATTTACCGGTTCCGCGCGTAAACTGAAGCGGGCCTTGAGCACCAGTTGGCGAATCCTTCCCGGTCGGGGACTCCTTCGCCGTCATCTGATAAAAGTACGCCCGCAAGTGCGGAGGCACGTGGGTATCGATAGCCTGTCTGACGCGTTCTTGATATGTAGGCATTAGGCCAACGATTCCATCAAGTTGTTGATGTCGATAACCTTTCGCTTGCCAATCTTCTTAACCGATTTCGGTCGGTATTTTTCGATATCCTGCGCCATTGGACCGACCACCTTCGGGTAGGTCTTGGGGTCTTTCTTGTACCGATAAGCGTACATCGGAACCGGACCATCCGAAATCCTCTCGATGTCCGTCTTCATCCCCCGATCCGAAGCCATCCACATTTGGGAACCGATCTTCGCGCCGCCGAGAAGGATGGAGGCCCAATCCGGTCCTTTATCTTCAGAGGTAGCGGTCTTGTTGCTGGTTTCGGTCTTGCCGTACGGCGACATACCCAATGCGGCCAGACGAGTATTGAGACCTTCGATTGGGTAGTCTCGTTTCTCGTAAAACTGCCTCATCGCAGCGTCAATTTGAGCTTGCGCGGATGCTGTATTAGCCGCTCCGGCAGAAGCTAGGGCACCGATATCTCTATTCTGCGCGTTCATAACTCCGGTAGCAGCGTTGCCCACTCCGGTAGCGACATTGCCATAACCCGTAGCAGCGTTCAGCATTCCAGAAGCGGCGTTGTTTAGACCAGCAGCGGAAGCATTAATTCCGGATGCTTGGTCGAGCGTCCTGCCAGCAACATTTCCGTATCCGGCTGCCGTATTCTGTAGCGCTCCAACACCCCCCAAATAACCCTGGCCAACATTAATTTGGCCAGAACCCGCGCCCAACATCCCGGACGCGCCCGCTTGAATACCCGCCCGGTCTTTAATGGCGGTGTCGGTAGCGAAATCAATGCCAGCCTTCCGTAGCAAAGCAGACAAGTCGCCAATACTCCGGACACCCTCAGCCGCCGTAACGCCACTTTGGATGCCATGACGAGAGCCACCAAATGCGCCCGCCTTCCGAGCCGCGTCGGTAGTGCTTAGCAGGCGCTGATCCAACGCCGTATTAGCATTGGCGATGGCTCTACTTTCTACTTCGTCAGTGTAAGGATTAAGATACCTGGTAATATCCAACGGGCCGGTGGTTCCCCTAAAAATGTTGCTGGCGTCATCGAAAGTAGAGCCTGCCCTACCGAATGCTGCGCTAGCGTCGGCAATTCCCGCACCAGTCTGGTCCAATGCCCCTTCAGCCTTACCCAGCAGCCCAGTAACGCCCTGCTGAATTCCGGCGGCGTCGGTATTTAAGCCAGCCGCCCGAGAGGAGTAACTAGCCCCCGTATTGATCGCGTTTGTGGACAGCCCAAGCATGTCCATTATTTGTTTGTAGTAAGGATCCAGCGAACCCACGTTGCTACTAATCAGCTTATTTGCTTGCAACGTCATAGGGTCTTGGCCAGCGACTGTCGGGCCGCTGTATTGCTCCAAAGGCCGATTAGCAATATCCGTAGCAAGCTGATAGTTAGATTGCGAAGCTTGATTTACCCATTCGGGTAGCTCAACCTTGTTAATCTGATTGGTTACTGCTGGTGTTGATCCGCCGCTACTCATTATATCACCTTGGAATAGAGGTTGCCCACTATTTTCCACCCTGGAGTTCTAAACGACCACCATCCTCCGCGTCCAACGGCGGTAAGGAGAGTAGCACCTTGTTCTTTGGCCCATGCTTCTAGTTTATTTTCTAACTTAACCGAGTTCTCAAGTGTCCCTACCACGAATAACACGTTGACCGCTTTCTTGCGCGGCCATTGATGTACTTGTGTGATAGCCCACGTATCGCCTTCCACATGACCTTGCAAATCCCCGGACGTCAATCCGGATTCGATGTCATCCAAGCTGAATAAATCCCCGCCAACCTTCAGCGCGCGGCGCATCTTGTCAACCATTACGGGGTCGGTTATGTTCATCCAGCTACTTTCGTTATAACCAACGTCCCATCGTCGGCCACCGTTACTTCAAACACACTCTTATTGGGCGAATATAAGAGAAGGGATCGGTTGCCTCCGATAGCACTAATAGAATCCCTCCGTATCCGCTCCATCTCTCTATCCCATTCGGTGAGATATTTAGTTAGCTCCAAATCTTTAAGATTGGGGACTCTCATTTTTTGCCCCGCTCTTTAATATCGAATATAATGGGACCAACTGTACTCCATTCTGCACTTCTTGTCATTTCGATGTAAAGGCGAAAATCCCGCGCTGTCTCTCTGAAATCAACCCACCCGTGTTTGTTAACAGTTCTGTACGTTCCGTATGTCTCGGTCGAATAATCGCTGCGGTCATTCCTCGTCACCAACGCAAATGCTAAGGCAGTTTTATCGCCCGCTATGTCCGGTAATATTTTGGTAATTGTGCTAAAACTCTCTCCGCCGTTTATGGTGATGTTTTGGGATTCCAAGTATGGTTGCCATATAACTTCTGGATACACATATCCAGTTTCATGTTTCCATACTTTTGTTCCATCCGACATAATAGGATATCTATCATTAGCATACGTGTTACCGCAAGTGCGAGTCAAATACCCACCCATCCATATCTTGCCGCGATAATCTAGCGCGACATAACGTGTGGGTTCCAAACCATAGTTTATATCTACCCAGAACCACCATATTTCACCCTTAGCGAGCAAGTTCACCGAATGGGATTCACGGACAGTTCTCTCAAAGTCCATTCTAGCCGCAATGACATCCCACAATGGACACGTAATTGTGTCCGCCGTGGAGCCATTATACATCCAAAATCCTTCAACCGAAATCCAGACTATACCTTCCGGGATAGAAGACATAGAGGCGGCGCTGATCGGGATCGGAATTTTACCAATTGGCCTAATTCGATATATGTACGGAAGGCCAATATAATCTAGGAAGTGTGTCATCGCAGGAGAATGAACAGAAACACCCACTGAAGACGAATGTGCGGCTACAATAGGGGCAAATGGATCAACCGTGTACATTCCGGCGGTATTTACCAGACTGGAAAAGTTCCAGTCTTCAATATCTTCTTCGCTGCACCACCCCAAATCAGCCTGATTACCACCCATTTGGAATAGTATACAATGATGCTGCGGAGTAACCACGAATTGTCGATTATTAATTGGAGCGCCCGCAACAACCGATGCTTTGGTAGTTGGTTCAGATGGTTTCCATCTAAGCAATCTACCATCGTAACTAACCATAAACAATAAATCTTCGCCCCAGTTATTTATGGACCAAGCGGGAGAAAATTTAACGAGGGTAGATATACCGGACCGCGCATCCCCATAATTTTCTGCACTGTAGTTTTGTTCACCGTAACCCCCCAAAGTGCCAGTTAATGCTGTTAATCCATCGACGGGCGTTGCATCAAATAAGGTACCGCCCGTATCTATGTAGCAATGGGACTCACACAGATAAGCGGTGTACAATATACCCGACATGGCCGTCCAGCGATGAATAGCTCGTACTCGCGAAGCAAAAGGAGTAGGATAAGGAATTTGCTCCCAGCCGAGCACTGGGCGCAGAGTAACCCCATCATCCCAACGCATAAGACTGCCGTCATGCCAATTAGCCGTCTTGGCCGTCTTGGACAGCAGAGTAGTAATTCCCGCTGGGAATTCGATAGGTATCATTCGAACGCTCGTTTTTCACTGAATGTTTTAGTTTCGGGGTCGTAAATTTTGCCTTGAAAATCCTTCTGTGGGTCTTTCGAATTGACATCCTCCAATTCCAATACTATGGATTGAATAGGAAATAGCATAGTTGCATCGCGAGTACAGGCAGCTGCAACCCACCCCTTCTCCAATTTAGCACCCATTACCTGGAGCCTACAATTAATCTTAATGGTATCCTCCTTGAACGGATTGGAAGCTACGTATTCGTACCAATCCTTTTTGTCACTCTTACGTCTAATAAATAAACTTCCAGGCGGGGCATCCATAATTTTTCTAGTCGGATTATACGTATTCCATTCGCCGTGGTCAATTATTTTCACGATGCCCACCCCGCTGTGTACCAAACACCATTCACGAGTCTTTGCATATGTCTAACTCTAGCCGACACAACAGGGGTGGGTCCAACCAATGTCACATTTAGAGTGGTTACTGCTGTTCCAGATACACCTGTCTCACCGGCATTGGCAACTGCGGTTATAGTTCCGGCATCTATCCAGCGCAAGTCCTGCACAAAACCGGCAAATATCTCATTCCTAAGGGTAGTATAATAACTTGCTGCCGTTCCAGCCGGGTCTGGTACGCCGAAATCGCTGGCACCCCAAAGGCGACCGGCTGCAGTGTGTAAGTGACCACCCGGCAAAAGATAAGCGCTGCCGTTCCAATGAAGGTAACGGGTATTAGTCGCTTCTAGATATACAACGCTGCCGTGAACGAAAGCAGCCCCTGTTGTTCGAAGATTAGCCCCTAAAATATCGCCAGAAACTGAAACTGCCCCTCCGGTATGAGTTCCAACCGCATGAACGTTGCCATTAGATTGAACACTATTTGCTACAACAGTATTACTAGAAAAAGCGCCACCAAGCCCCATATTAGTGCCACCATAAGTAGTGGCGGTCATTGAAGAACCACTCATCGTATTGAAGGTCGAAGTACCATTAAATGTAGCACCATTGGATGAAAGAGTATTGCCTGCAATATGGCCAGTAACTGAAACCGCTGCTCCAGTATGAGTTCCAACCGCATGAACGTTGCCGGTAGAGTGTACATTCGCCGCTACAACAGATGTAGCAGAATTAATGTTCCCATTAGCAGTAATGGTTCCAGTTGCTGTGATATTCCCGGTAGCATTGATATGTCCGGATGTAATAGCCTCACCATAGGTGTTTATGGTAGTACACTCAATAGCATAACACGAAATCATGGACGCTTCATTACCCAACCACAAATTATTTTCAAGTACAACGTCGCCAGTTTGTCGCTCAATGTAAAGGGGAGTACCAGATTCTACGCCAGCGTTGTTAAACCGTTTAATCAAGAAGTGGCCAGCCGCGCTCGCTGGGTTATCATCGCCGGGAGTTACCGTCCACTGAATAGTATTGCGGACTACTTTCTGATCTATGATGTCGAAGTTACCATTGAGCTTGATGCCCCAAGTATCGGCGGATGCGCCCACTTCAGGCTTAATTAGCGCCAAATTAGCAGTGATCGTATCAACCATCCTACTTACCCTTCATCTTATCAACGAAATCCGCGAGACTAAGCGGCGGCTCGCCTTCGATAGCGCGCAGTCGGTTCTCGTGGTCGTAGAGTACCGTTGTCTCAGGCGCGGGCGTCGGTGGCACCGGCTCTGGTTCGACGTAAGGATCGGGTGTGTTGCCCTCTTCTAGCCATTCCTGGTATTCAACCCAATACATATTTGCGGGGTCGTTCGGGATATATGCTTGATCCTCTGTACGGATCACAGCATCGGTAGCGGTGAGTTGATATTCTGCCATCATATCCCCAAATCTACAGCTGCATTAAATGTTGCATACCCGTATCCTGTTGAAGTGATAAGCATTGCAACTCGAACATGATTTGAAAACGCTGCGTTAGCAGTAAGGCCACTACAATTGCTGTAAACGAACGTGTTAACGAAAAACGCGGGTGCTATTGTCATGGGGAAAATGGCGAAATCCCCATAAATAGGAGTCCCTCCTATGGTATTCCCACCGAGAATCCATTCTGTATATTTTTGGTAACTTCCCTGGCAGAGTATTAACTCTTCATAATACGGGCGAACAATCAACGTTGATTGAGCAGCGGAAGGGGCCTGAATCCCTGGGATAATAACAACGCCAGTAATCAGAAATGCCTGTGACGTATTGACGACACCGTTTGTAAGACCTGAAACTCCAATTTTATTTGCAGTGGTCCACGCTCCTGCCGTACCCCCATATGTCGTACTACACATGTAATTGAAATATAAGTATGCTGCGATGCTATTATCTTTTGCCCACGTTCCAGTGGTTTCACCAGGAATTGTAATCGTTTTGTATTCCCAGACGGATGCTGATGCCGTGAACGAATACGGATAGCAACGAGTTCCAGCGGCGTTAGTTATTGCACCAGAATAGGTGCCAGCGCTAAAGGCCCAAAACCAGAATCCAATAGTAATTGGTTGTGCGTTCACTGTTCCCCACGCCAAGTGAGCAATGCGATTCCCTTGGATGGCTTGGTAAATACTCGCATGATGAGTAGCAGTTGGCGAAGCATTCGCGGTAGCGACGGTCATTTGCAACGCAGCCGGAAATCCATTAGGAAGGTTAATTGTAGTCTGCTGCGCAAAGTTCAAAACCTGTCCACCATCCGTCCATACCCTCCATCTATCTATGACACGCTTATCTGCACCATTTGTAGCATTTACTGTGGTAATCCCAAACTCTTGACTAATTTCCATCGCACCATTTATTAGAATGTTATTATAGGCCATCGCGTCGAACGGGGCGGCGTAGATATTGGTGCGAGCCTGTTGCGTCTCCGCAACGGTTAGGGTCTGCGCCACATCGTAGCGAACTACCTTGGTATCGGGCGGCACCCATGCATAACCATTCCACCGGTATCCGTTAGAAATCTGATCGAGCACGGGACTGAGCGGAAAATCGTACATTGTTGCTTCTTTCAGGCTTGTTTCCATACTCCGCCGCTCTTAACGAACGACGTTGCTGGCTTCCATATTCCTACGTGCTTCGCATGAACCGTTGTTTTCTTCCACACCCCGACATGCTTTACCCAGGTGTATGTCGGCTCTGCTTTAAAGGCGATAGTGTCGGCGAGAACGATGTTTGATCCCGCAGGAGTGCCGGTACCGTTGTTATAGTTGAGCGTAACAGTACGTCCGTTGCCCATCGTGCCGAAGTTAGAAGCAAAGAGCTTAACAACGATGCGGTCGTTCTCGGCAAACGCTCTATTTTGATTCGGCGTAGCAACCCAGTTCATTAGGGTCACGGAGGCGGTCAACTCGACGTTATCGTTGACCCTGCCGGTCGAGATCATTTCTGTCTCGACTCCAGCCGCCGTGCGCCGATAAGCCCGCACGCCAAAAGTAGCATTCGCCGCCGTATTGCTTTCTAAGCCGTAAAGGTTGAGCGTAATAGTGCCAAGCGCCGCCACACCCCCAGCCGGAATACGTCCGGTGATCCATTGTCCCAGTGCAATTTCGGTGCCGCTCGCAGTTGTGTTGGCGTCCTTGGTCGTCGCCGACGCCCCCGCCGTCGTGAGAATGTCTTCGTAAGCCGTGCCGCTATCTGCTTGAGCAGTAACAGTGTCGCGGATGTAAAGTGTCGTTGCCATTACACTACCTGATACCAAACATCGCCATCAATACCACCGGACGGGGCTAAGGTTGAAGTCGTCCAAGTTGGCTTGTTGGTGATCAAGTTCCAATCAGTCGGACCGGCGGCACCTTGGGGTCCAGTAACCCCGGCGCTAACCCACTGCGATGACGTACCATCGTTGAAGTAGATAAAAAGCGCGCCGCTATCGCTTTCCCACCAGAGTGATCCTGCTACCGGAGACCCCGGAGGAGTATCGCTGATCGTGATTGACGCTCCGCCGCCGCCTCCCGTAGAGTTGATCGTCACCTTGCCGGTGCCATCATCATAGCTTACCGTGATGTTGGTGCCAGCAATAATAGTAGATCCGATGCGGTCCTCAACCGCTTCCTGGAAGTCAGTTATATTCGCCGCCGTGTGCGAATGCACAATAGGGGCATAGGTCGACGCAATGTCAGTAATTTGTGCGACAGTATGATTATGCGTTATCGGCGTTCGGGCATCGCTCAGGCGACTATCATCGGCGCGCACTACTTGTGTTGTATTAGAAGTACCGCTGGTCGCGACCGGAATGCGCGCGATGTCGAAGGTGCCGCTGTTTACATCCGATGCGACATGATTATGTGCGGTAGGCGTAAATGTAGTTGGCTTGTCGGTAATATCAGTCCAAATATGAGTATGAACGGTCGGAGCCTTGCCATTCAGCGCTGTTTGTGTAGCCGTCGAAATTGGCTTGAGCGCATCGCTGGTATTATCGACGTTCGACAAACCAACGTCTGTCTTGGTTACAAGCTCCCAAGTGTAGACGCCAGCGGTTCCGCCAGCCTTCAGAAATTCGTTTGCATTCGTGGTGCTGTTCGCCGGGACATGCAAATTGCCGTCGCCGGTCGGATGAACGTAATTATTGGCACCTGTCGCGATGCCATCGAGCTTCGTCTTATCCGCGCCCGTCATGAAACCGGCAGCGCCCGCCGCAATTACGTTAGCGTGAGCCGTGCCGCCAGTTCCCGCATGAGACGTGTCGAGTTTGGCGGTATCGCTCGGATGCTTGTGATCTTCCCGCGCGTACTTAGTAGTGGTGCCAACAGCCGCAACGCCGTCCATAAGAGGCGCAACAGTCGCGGGTAGAGGAATAGACGCCGTGGTTGCTAGATCGGCAATCGCGCTGCCGCCGTCCTGAATTATCTTGCCAGTCGTTCCGTTGAATACGGCAATGCGATTATTTACCGCGCTGGCCGGACCTGCGACGTTGCCGGTAACGGAAATAGGTGCATAACGCGCGTCGGCATCTGCGCGTGTTGGCACAGATGTTGTCGCGCCAACGCCCAAAGCGCGTTTAGCGAAAGCGTCGGCCCCCGTCTGTTCGACCAATCCCGCCGTGGCATCCAACCCAGCAAGAGCGGTCAACGTAGCGTCGGAATTTTGCTTGCCGGAAACGGACGCCGCCGTAGCAAGATCGGCTATAAGCGCGCCGCCATCCTTAATGACCTTGCCGGTAGTTCCGCTGTATACTGCAATGCGATCCGCAACAGCGCTCGCAGGACCAGTAACATCGCCAGCACCGCTACCTGAAGGACCAGGAATACCCTGCTCGCCTTGCGGTCCCGCCGGTCCTGTTGGTCCCGCCGGTCCTTCCGGTCCTTCCGGCCCTGTCGGACCCGGTACTGTGCTATCTGCACCAGCCGGTCCTGTTGGTCCTGCGGGTCCTGCTGGACCCGGAACAACGCTATCCGCGCCCGCTGGCCCTTCCGGTCCTTCTGGCCCTTCCGGTCCTGTTGGTCCTGCTACCCCCGCTGGCCCTTGTGGCCCCTCTGATCCTTCCGGTCCCGATGGTCCTTCCGGTCCTGTTGCCCCTGGTTCGCCCTGAGGTCCCGCTGGTCCTGTTGGTCCTTCCAATCCCGGTGATCCCGGTGATCCCGGCGGTCCTTGTTCTCCCGTTAATCCTGTTGTCCCAGGTGTTCCCTGCGGTCCTTGTGGTCCTGTTGCCCCCGGTGATCCCGGTGACCCTGTTGGTCCTATTGGTCCCGCTGGTCCTGTTGCTCCCGGTGCTCCCGGTGATCCCGGTGCTCCCGTAGATCCTTGTGGTCCTGCAGGTCCTGTTGGCCCCATCGGTCCTTGTGGTCCCGCTGGTCCCGCAGGTCCCGCTGGACCTGTTCCGCCTGTTCCTCCCCCTCCTTCACCAATAACAGTGTCTAATATGTCGAAATTAGAATTTAGCTTCTCGCCCCAAGTATCGTCCGAGCCGCCAACGTCTGGCTTCGTCAATCCTAAATGAGGGGTAAGTCCGTCTGCCATTTCAATTCCACGTTGGCGGTTCTACGACCGGCACCCAAGGGTCAACTGGAAGAGGAACGGGGATCCAAGGACCAATTGGCGGATCGATTAGAATAGGAGCCCAGTGGTCAATAACACTCCAATGATCGTATGAATTACGACCATACTTGTGTAGACTGTACGGCCTGCCGCCGAATATCATCCGAACGACTTTCGCCTGACTGCAGCCAGAGTAGAACCACTAGCCTTGTCAATTTGGTGTCGCGCATTCATCCCCATGATCAACTGCCCCACTTCGTTATTCCAAACGCCACTCCTTTGATCTTCAATGGCGTACAAAGAGGCGATGTGGAGGATCTTCAAGGTGTAGACAGTAGAGTGATAATGATTAATCCAATTATTAAATTCCTCAGTCAACGGAGGAATGTCTTGGTAATAAGTCATTTCGATGGTAGTACCAACCGTGCCATCAATTTCGCCAAGAATGAGGTAATTTCCCAAAATGGTGTACCGTTTCTTTCTACCAGGGAAAGGCGCTGCGGGGGGTTCTTCAAATTCTGGGTTATAAAATGCATCCGGGGTCTGATATCGATAAACCCCGCCGGAAGGAAGCACACGAACGAGCCGAATTTCCTGCCAGTCTAGTGGCAAAGGAACCCGTTCAAATGCTACATTTTGGGTGTCGATTTGGACCATATGCTTGACGCGCAGAGCGGTGGATAAATACTCTTCCGCCATACGAATCCAGCCGGTTACAACCGGATTGGGGTACACATCGTCCCCAATTGCGAGCCAATTCCGGATTTCTTCACATTTATCAGAAAGAAATGGCATTACACCCGTCCCGGCCACACTCGAAATGCCCTATTATCAGGATCGTTGAGCCAGCGTGCCCAATCTTGCTCGTCCCAATCTTCTAGTACGGACTTTTCGTATACGTGGACGGGCACCCCTCTAGCAACTAACTTATTGTTGCTTTGTTTAGGGTGCAATTCTGCCATTATTTTATTATTTTCGATAGCTTGTGTTAGGTCCTGCTCCGTATAGACGTGAATAGTCTCAGGTTGGTCATCCTCCCAGACCATCGTGCGCTTTATAGCACCATCGTCTCGGTACACCACTTTACGTTCTGCCATGGTAGCACACCCTGAGTTCCGTGTCAAGTTATGGCAGGCATTCCGTTATTTCTTTTTGAACTTGCCGCGCTTCTGATCCGCCCGATTGAATTCTTTTGCCACTTTGGTCGGAATTCCAACCTTCTTTGCGAACTGCGGGTTGTGCGCCGCAGCAGCCATCGTCCGCGCCTGCTTCTGTGTCTTAGAAGGCATAACACTCTCCTATAAAAACCGCGCCCCTTTCGGAGCGCGGTAAGTCAAGGGTCGTGGAAGTTATCGCTGATGCGGATGCGGCTTCGCATCAGACGTTGTGACGTCTGGGCTATGCGGAGTGCGAGAAGCTTCGAGAGCAGCCGGGTTCACCAAAGTGGTGATAACTGCACCCTGCTTGATGCCGTTGAGCATGATATGTGCAATCGGGTTGCGCATCTCGACGCCCCACTCTGCCAGAATCATACGCGTCTCCGCATCGCCGATCTTGGCGATCTGGTGGCTGCGGAAATTCCGATAGAAAGCCGTGGCGAGGAAGTCTGCGTCGAGAATGTAGCCGACGTCCAGCGGCATCCACCGAGAAGGCATGGCCTTGACGCGACCGAAATCGGTGGCAATGATGTCGACCGTCGCCACCACTTCCGTCTTGCCGACGAGCACCTGTGAAATGCCGCGCCCTTCGAAGGTGCTAATCGTTCGCTTGATACCTGGAGGAACGATGAGATTGTCCGGATTGGCACCGTTGGTGTACGCCTTCTGCATCGCGTCACCGATCATCTGTTCGGTGAGAGCCACCTGAGAAGCACCAGCGACGGCAGCGAAAGCGTCGGTAGCCAGAACCGGAAGGCCAGCGGTAACGCCGATAACGGCACCGGCTGCGACTCCGAGTTTATCCTTCGCACGGCCGAGCCAATGTCCGATAGCTTCGGTCTTGCGGGGGGTATTCGGATCGGCACCGTCATCACGAGCTTGCCGAGACGACATGATGGATTCCATGTCCGACTTAAGGACCTTGGAAGACATTGCCATCTGATGGCCCATTTCCGACCCTTTACCAGCTGAGTCGGCGGCTTCCTGCGATCCGGTGACGGTCGCATCGCGCTTCGAAATCTGCGCGACGTTCGTCAAACGAACCGTAGGAGTTGCCGTGGATCGAATCAGCTCGAAACCTTCGATCTGGGCGTTATTCGGATCAACGGCGGGCAGATTCTCGGTCTGCCAATCGAAAGTCCGATTCTTTGCGTTGCGGCGACGAGACATCGACATGATCGGAGTGTCGAACGGATCGATGTTGTAGATGGAGTTCGAAAGGTCTTCGCGGTTGCCTTTCGCAGCGTAGGTGCTATAAGCACCAGCAATCTGTGCCATGGGTTAACCTCTTGCGATGATTTGGGTAAACACCTCAGCAGCATCTTCAAGGCTGCCGGTGCGGTTGAGCCTCTTCATCGCCGAGCTATCTCCCCTTTGAGCCGTGCGCTGTTTAGCACTTCCCGCTCCCGGAGGTATCGGCTTCGCTTGCGCGCGAACAAATGGCTTGGGCTTTGCAGCCATCATTCGGTCATACTTAGATGCTTTGAGAAGGACTTTGAGCATCCTGCTGTCGTAAACTTGCGACAACTCTTCCTCAGTGAACCCGGAGGACAAACCAGTCTTGCGCATAGAATGCAAGTCTTTAGCCTTCCTCTTTGGGTCTGACCAATTCTTTCGGTTCTCCTGTTCGAATTTCTGACTCTCTTCTTCAGCGAAAGCAGCCAGTTGAGTCTGATTCAATTGTTGCTGCTGCCGCATAGTCTCGGTCATCTTGCCGCGCAACTCAGCGCGGAATGTGTTGGCCTTTTCATAATAACGTTGTAGTTCGCGCGCCCGCGCGGGATCTTTCTGGAATTCTTCGTCCCAATTCGGTTCCTTCGGTATCATCGTTTCCATGTGAGCTTCCATCTCACTGGCGATGTTCCGGGAGTATTCGAAATTGTGGACAGCATCGGCGGCGGCGCGGCGAACAATCTTTTTAGCCTCGTCCAATTGATTCATCCGCTGATGGAATGTCTTGGTGCGAACGTAGCCTTCGAGAGCCTCTTTGATTGTTACTTCTTCTGGCTCCCCGTCGACGGTTACTTCTACCTTCCGCCCGAGAAGAGCGGCTTCTTCCTCCGTTTCAGCGTCGACGCCTCCATCGGGATCATCTTCATCGACGTCGGCGTTATCCCCATCTGATTCGTCATCGTCGCCGTCGCTATCTTCCCCTTCTCCTTTGCGAGGATTCCTTGGATCGGCTTTGGCCTGAACTTTTTTGCCATAAAGTGCCTCCTCTGGGTCATCGTCATCGCCGCCGCCCTTCGCAGGGCTTTCATCGTCGACCTCTACTTCCCCCACATTTCGAAATATTTCATCCTGCGGGCCAGTAGAGGTAACTTTCCCGTTCTTCGCAGGTGCCTTGTCGACGTCCGTGCTAATTACAGCGTCAAATGCCTGAGCAGCCTGCTCGAAAGGAGTATCAGCCATTCTTCTCACCCTTACTAAATTTCTGACGCATTTTGCGGTCCGCGACGTATTGTTCTAGTTGCTTCTGCACGTCGGTAATAGACTTCATAGTAGCATGGGCCGTGCTAGCTGTCAAGCTACCGACATCGGCATTCAGCAGGGTCTGAACGGCCCTAGAATATACTTCATTAAGTGCACCCCGAAACACTGGGCTATCCAACAGAGACTGAGCTTCTGACGCCTTCTCGTCTACTTCGTAATCACTGAGTCGGTGGGAGGGGTGGTTGTTCGGTGGAAACGGGTTCGGTTGGTCCAGCATTGGCTTGTCCCAGCATTTGTTCGAAATCAGGTGTGGTCAATGGAGGAGGCGGGGGGTTGATGGCGGAGGAAGGGGTATTTTCTGCCTTGAACCCTTCTTCATCAACATCCGCCGCGAATTGCGCTTCGATTTTGGCCGCGTCGAGGAGGCCTTTGACGACCATTTCGTCCCGGCGGAAGTCGTCATCCACCCGGAGTTTACGATCAGCAAAATTAGACTTAGAAATCTCAGTCGCCATCTTAACCCGGTTTTTCTCCATTTCAGACTTAGCGAGGAGAGTTGCCGCGTCCGGCTCTTTCGGGGTTGACGCGATCTTCTGGATGACTTCCGGCGTGATCTCCTTGTAGTACCGTCCCACATTTTTGACATTCGCTATCGCGAGAATATCGGTGAGAGTATTCCGAAACTCCATGACACCGCAAAGCGGATTCTCGACACCGAATTGCTGCATAACGGCGGTTTGAGTAGCTTTAACGTCTTGTAACACCATGAGACGAGTCATGTCGGAACCCTTCCCGAGGGTCGGGTTAACCGAAATGCGCATAGTCGGATCAAACGTAGACGGGTTGACGTTCGTCCACTTACCGCGAAGCTGGATCATTCGCTCCTGATTGGGGTTGTTCACAATCTCGCGAAGCAGCCCCTTAAACATCTGCTTCATTCCGGTTTCAGCGAGAATTCGGGCACACAACTCGATACGCTCTTGTGCACCCTGCACGATCGCATCAATACCAGTAACGTTAGTAGACTGCAGAGCACGAGGATCAACACCTTTAGAGGCATCCGAAATACCCGTACGGGATTGTCGCAGCCCCTCCATGATCTGAAACATCTGGAAGACAGGCTGGCCGACGAATTGGTGCGTAATCGACATTACCGCAGAAGCCGGATCGGCGGTGGTGCGAATTGGAGCGCCGATTTCGTCGTTCAGAACATCGTCGGTATTGGTCACGGTCTGGTTGAAAACTGTTCGGGGCCAGATCGACTGTGCGAGGGAATCCAAAGAACCACGAAGCATATTAGTCTTAATTACTTGGATGTCCTTCACAAGATCAGCTGGAGTATCACCAACCAAAGTATGAGGTTCAGGATCAGGACACCAAACAGCGAAATTGGCGTGCTGAACAACCTCATCGTACAAAACATGATGATTATCGCCGATAGTATGTATTTCGCGGAGTTCAGCGATTCCATCGCCATCTTTGTCAATTCGGATGAAGTAACAACCGTAGCGAACATCCCAGGCATCGGTCAAATCCCCCTGATCCAGCCCCCGGTTGCGGAAGAGACGATCGGTGGAGTAATTATCTGACGTTGCCCCCATATGATCGGCCAATTCTGCCAGAGTGTAGCCCTGTTCAACCAACTCGGACACGTTAACAATTTGATCGTGACCAATCAAAGGCGCACTATCAACGTCCTTCGCCTTTCGAGATACTCGGAACTCATCGAGAGGTACCGACATAATGCGTGTAAGTGGCTTCGACTTAACGAAACGCACTCGGAGACATTGAATAATGCCCGGATTTTGTGGATCGGGGTCTTGTTTCAGCACTTTAACAGTCGGATTCTCGCTAATAACATATTGGAACTGCTCGGGGGTAATATTGTAGTATTCCTGCTCGGTTACCTCCTCGTCGTTATCGGTCCACCAACGCACAACGCCCGTCTTGCAGCGCAAAGCGTCCTTCACGATATCATGGAGGATTAGGAAGCCGGGATTGTCCTCCCACAAAATATAATTAAGATAATCTGTGCATTGCTTGGCCATTTCCTCCTGGCCCTCGTAATTCGGCGAGCAATTACATACGTGCTCCGTAGAAGTAAAAATCCGCATCAAGGATGGTAGAATGGCCATCACAGTATCCCGAAAATCAGTGGATACCGCCTCTGACTTCCCCTCACCTTCTGGAGTGGGCCACTCGCCGTAGAAATATTTTAAATTATCCTCTCGGTCAGGCGAAAGAACATCCTCTTCAAACGCTTTGGCATCATCGATCATCGCCCGAACAGTTGCGGCATACACCGTCTCGTCCGGTTCCGTCTCAGGATCGGTCTGAACACCCAGCTGCCCACCCACAACGCCATTATCAAATAGGCGTTCATTTGGGATCTCTTCCACTGCGTCCAGACGAGGGCTCATATAATTCATCGATAACTCCTAGGCGCATTGTTCATGCGCTTGAGATTGCGCTTAAGCGCTCCAGACCCAATTCCAATTACGTTGGTGCCGCCGATCATTGGTGAAATCATATTAATGGCCACGCAGCCAATTCGCATAGCATCGGCGGGGTGCGAAGCCCAGTTATGGAGTGGTTTCCCAGCAGCTGTCTTATGGTAATTACGCAGCGCCATCAATCCCGCTTCGCAGCGAACCTTATCAAACCACATCATTCGGAGGTTCGCGCGCGTGGCGGATATACCGTCTTCCACCGTATGGCTCGGGCACACGAATATGTTTGGCAGCATCGCGTCCAAAACTTCCTTGCGCGATACCCCTGTCCCCAACTCACGCGCCTTGATGTCGTGCGGGAGAACGTGGCACCCGTAAGCGTAAGGCTTGCTTTTGATTTGCGCCACGTAGAACTCGAGTCCCTTACCCGTGTTCTGCAAGAAATCAATAACGTGTAGTTCGCGCCCGCAACGTTGTAAAAACCAAATGACCGTCTCGTCGTCGATTCCGAGGTCCCAAGCGGTAAAGACAAGTGCGTTGGGGTCATACGGAACTCCGGTGACTTGCCCCGCCAGCGAAATTTCGTTAAGAACTTCCCCGTAATAGCTCCCTTCTATCGGCGCATCGAAGCTGCACATCATTTCGCGTGCGAACTCGTCCGCCGTCATATCCTTGCGCATTTCGCGCACTTCGTCTTCAAGCAGCGCGTCGGTTTCCGTCACGGGGATGGAATACATCTCCCAGTATTCTATTTCTTTTTCGGCTCGCTTTTTAAGATCGTGGAAGTGGTCGTCTCCGGCCGAAGTACCAGATATAACAGCCCAGCCTTGGTAGTCCGCCAAGCAAGGACGGATGACTGATCCAAGCATAGATGGATTGAGGAGCGGGTATTCGTCCGCAACCACTCCGTCAAAGTAGAGACCACGCATTCGCTCATAGGCGGCACTTCCTCCGTAAAGGTTGACCATCGCTCCATTGGATAGTACAATTTGGAGGTCACCTTCCACTACCTTTCGGTTCGGCAATGGCTCTGTATAGTGCTTGTAGTACCCCCACACAAGATCTTTCGCTTGGGCGAAGGAAGGGCCAATATAAGCATATCGAGGCGGTGGGAATACCCTCTTGTTCTCTAGAGCCTTTCGGATCACCTGATTGCACAGCGCGACTGTTTTTCCCGCACGCCTGTGGGCTACACAGAATATCCATCGTTTTGTACTCGCGTGCAACGATTTAAAATGCTCGCGCGGCACGTAAGGAATCGTTATCCGCGGAGGTTCCTGTTGTACTTCTGCTGCTAACATTAGCGAATTGGACTCCCGAAGACTTGTAGCCCAAGAATGCCCACCAGAATGAACAGAACGATCCACGAACCGAATGGTGCCCAGTTATAGGGGGCTGGCCTCCACGGGTTCATTCCGAAGACGCCGAAGACGCCGACCAGAACGTAGATCAGCCAGAACCATATGTTTGCGCCCATTACCCGATTCCTTCTTCGATGACTACTTGAACTCCCTTGGGAACAATGACGCGCACTATAAATGGCTTAACTGGGGATTGCACTAGCGAAACGGTAAGGGCCTTCCGAAAAGTCTCGTGATATTTAGCTATAATTGTTCCAATATTATCCCCACCCGCCCATTCCGGGTAAATATCTTTGTCCCCATTAATAATTTCTCGCGCGTTGAACGGATCGTCAATTTCTTCGTTAAAGTATCTGTACAGATCGTGCCCGTTGCGGAACCACCCTTCGCGCATGCCGCGATCCATTATTCTTGCCGCTACGTTAGGCTTGAGCGCGTTATCCGGGAACCAGACCAGCGAATCCTCGCTTTCAAATCCTAGCATCTGATCCGCGTAAAGGTAGTTCTCATACCAAGTAAGCTGCACATCGCCGCGACCGTAGTAAGTTTGTCCCGTCTCGGGATGTGGCTCGCCGTAAGGCTGCCCTTCACCCTTTCCGTATTCTTCGATTGGCAACATAGTAGAAGCAGTCTCGTGCTTCGTGGTTGCTAATTCGTAGGCGGGGTATCTCAAATCCAGGATAGTTTGGGGCTGTTTTTCGAAAAAATTTAGGAGGTAATTCTGACCGTTTATCTGTTCTTGGGAAAGTTCCCCGAACATTGGACGGACTGTATCGAAGTATGTTTGACGGTCGAAATAATATGTCATGGATTCTCTCCATGACACAGCGGCGGATTCCATTTAGAGATGTTTGATCGTATCCCAATATACGCACTAACTGCGTTGTGCATTCCCGTATTGGCGCGCTTGGGCTGCGTGGAAGGATCTTTCATCCACCCGTCGAACATGTGAATTGTGTGGGACTCCAACGCTCTATCAATACCCGCAAACATGAGTTCACGTGATTTTTCGCGCGTCTCGGAACTCATACAAAGAATGGGGGATTGTGTCGCTGCTTGTGTCAACATTAAGGTGATGACAACTGCCACCGCCGAAATGATAGCCACAAACAGTGGTAAGCTCATCTTGTGATGCTCTTCACCGCCCACATGACTGCCTCTTCCAGTTTGGTGCGCGCGAGGCTCATTTCGCGGGACTCGTCGAACCGATCGAGCATTTTCAAGAATGCCAGTCCGGCGTCCTTGATTTCCACCATGTCCGCCTTTTCCTGCTCGTCCAGAATACGATACTGGTGGCGAAGTGAATTGTTGTCGGTGCGCCTATCCGAATGGGAATCGACCATTTCAGGCCGCGTCTGATTTTGACTCATATTTTATCCCCAATACTTTGTTGGTAGCTGTGACTCCCATCAACGAAATACGTTTCCGCATTTCTGGTGATTTGTCCATTTCGTTTTGACTGCGTGTCGCCCAATACATATGATCGGGATTCACACACAAATTTCCAACACATACACCTTTGTGCGCCGCTTCAGCACCATCGAATGGTGGTCCATAAGTTTCTTCGCATACAAGGCGTGCCACATATTTATTCTTGCCACCTCTTCCACCCACGCGAACATTTGGCCGCGCTCCGCGCGTTCCAGTTGTATACCCCGTCCAAATATAACACCCTGTGTTAGGTTCGGGGGTCCATTTATCGTTATGTCTTTTTAAAGTGTAACTCACGCTACTTTATCCTCCGGAGTTACATCAATCATTTCGGACCGTTCTTCTGAGGGATGTCCAAAAGTCTCACCTGTTGCCCATTGCACGACGATAGTTCCGCCCGCGCTGTTCTTAACCGAAATACCAGCGGCAGTAGTCTGGCCCCATCCCTTCGACTTCCCGATGTTGGTCAGAACGAACCGCGACATGGTGTCGCGTCTAGAAGGGTCCTGCTCGTCCGTTAAAGCATCGAGTACATTCGATTCGGCTATGTCCACCATTCTGTCGGCTGCTTCCTGCATTTCCGCAGTAAGGTATGCCGACTTTTTAACAAACGAACGTAGCCGAATAGAAGTACATTTGAGTAGCTTCGCCGCTTCTGTTACATTCCCGGATGACATCCATAAAGCCGTCCGACACTCTTCCGGGTCGAGCGGTAGGTCGGACGGCCTTTCCGAATACGGCATGGTGGGAAGTGCCACCAAGTCGCTCGGAATGGAGTCATCATCTGACATCAGCGAAATTTAGACAGTTACCGGTTGGTTTACAACCGGCGCGCCGAGCGGCGCTTTGAACTTTTTCTGTTGTTCCGTCTCTTCCGGGATCGGGTTGCGCGCGAGCATTCCTTCGTCCCAGAGAGCCGGATCGGGGTTCATAAACTTCGTGACCGGCGCTCCGGAGGGTGTCACGATTTCGTCGTATTGGTGCTGCGGCGCTCCGATGACGCGAGCGAATTTCTCGGGTTCCTCGGCAACTTGGAACGGGTTGTCTTTGGTCACCGGTTCTACCGGCGTGCCGTTCTCATCCAGCTTCAGCCAGCCGACTTCCCCAGGAAGGGTGTCTCCGGCGAGTTCTTTGATTTCGTCGCGGGTCAAGAATCTGTCGCCTCTGGGATCGGTGAGCGGGATCTGGTCGGAAGAAGCCCCACCCGCCATATTGTAGGTGGAAGCCGCACCAGCCGAAACGACAGAACCAGCGGGCCGCGATCCTGCTCGCTGTTCGCGCTCTTTGCGCTCCTGCTCGGCCTTCTGCTTCTGCTCCTGGGCCTTCTGCTGCTCTGGGGTCTGCGGGGAGGTTGCCATGGCGAATTATATCTCCTGTTGGGTATGGGTGCGCACTTCGGCAGCATAGCACGCGCGCGGCTACGCGTCAAGTTATGCAGCGAATAGTATAGTATTCGTTAGCGCCTTCGGCGTGTATCTTCTTCTCTGCTTCGTCTTGCCGGGGCTGTAAATTCGAAGTTGATGGGGTCTGTCTCTTGCTCCCCATCGCGCACGAAGCATGGCACCGACGCTGGCACCACAAAAAGTGACGGCTTCACCCCTGTTCCGATTGTTTGCGCATCAATGAAATCGGTCGGTTCTTCGTAGCCGTTGAACACGATCACCGACTGGTTTGTAAAGTTATTACCCTTCACCGAAAGCTCAAAGTCAGCGGAGTGACATTCTGCTGTGTTCGGGAGGAGCGCCGTCAGCGAAATGGGAGGGGGAGGTTCGGGAGTATCTACACCTCCGACTCTTCTATCTATATTCGAATTGAGAGGAGGATCTAAAGGAGCGCCGGACGAAGAAACCAACAAATGCTCTTCTGGGTCAACTGGGTCCGACGGGATAACCGCCATGACGCTACATGCTTTCGCATCCGGACCCGGAGGAGGCGAAATAGTAGCAGGTCCGGTGGGGGAACCGGAACTATCTAGCGGGAGCCAACCCTTCTGTCCGGGTTGTAGTTCACCAATCAGGTCATCGAATGGGCCAGCCATTTTTATCCTCCGAAATGATGGGAGGATATTATAGCACGGCGCGCGGGTAGTGTCAAGTGGGGATATTACATTCCATATATTTTGCCAACCCATCTATAATTTCTGCACGGATTAATTTTTGATCTGCAATAGTTTTTTGTAATCGAAAATGGAGAGTAGAATCTGTGATCTGGGAAATTAAAATATCTGCTTCTTTCCTTAAACTGTCCGCTTTAGCCCTAAGCATAGTTGGGTCATCATTGTAATTACTTAATGTTACATTACATCTATTACATAACATTCCGCGAAATTTATATGACACGTGACAATGATCCTTAAATACATTTCCTACAAAATTGCACACTTCACATCCCATGGTAGGAGTATAGCACATCGAGCGCCGCGCGTCAAGTATTTTTCCAGGTACACCCATACGCAGATTTACAATCGTTGCACGCCGAGAACGGGTCCCCCTTCAACTCGACATGTCGAGTTGAAGGGTGGGGGAGCTTTGAAACTCGCGGTTGTAAGATAGGAAACATAGTTGTAGGACAGAAGTCCTAGGATAGGACCGATCATGCGACATCGCACCACATGGACCGCGCAATCGCGGCGTGGTATTGTACTCGAGCGATGGCGGCGGCGATCGGCCTCCCGAGGCGGGAGGCGGCCCCAGCCGGAGCGAACGGAGCACGACGATGATGAACGACGAATATGGCCCGGCCCTGCACGCGGATCCGATGGATGCCGAATATGGCCCGGCTCTCCATCCCGACGTCGCGGCGGACTTGGACCGGAAGCGGTCCGTGGTGAAGAACGCCTACAAGCAGAAGTACGCGGACCGCGCCAGAGAGAACGGCCACGCGAGCAAGGTGGCGCAGCGCTCGACTTGGGACTGGCTGGCCAAGAGCCTCGCAGGCGAGTGCAACGGGCCGGACGGGAAGATCGACATCGCCAAGTTCGAGGCGATCCTCACGGCGAACGGCGTGGACTGGAGCCGCTGGACGAACCGGAGCAAGGGCTGGGAAGGGCGCTTCCGGATGACAGGGCGGCTCGCCCTCCAGCGGGTCGTGGCGGCCCAGGGCTTCCTGATCGTGGATGGCGACGAGTTCATGGCACCCGCCGAGTGGGTGGCGAAGTTCCAGAACTGAGGAGACAGAGCGGGGCGCAAGCCCCGCTCGCTCTCTTCGGCAAGTTGAAACGTTTCAACAAGGAGAGACGAAATGGAAATGATTCCTATTGGCTTCTGGTTTGTTTGTGCCGCGTGGTGCTTCTGGTTCTGGGTCAGCCCGAACTAGCGAAGCGCTTGGTATAGCAAAATAGCGAACCCCGCGCGGCGAAAGCTGCGCGGGGTGTGGAACTATGCCTGTGAACATACGGCAATTGAAACGTTTCGCAACGCGCATAGCGAAAGGATGGGCGGCTGCCCACTCGTAAACGTTTCGCAACGCGCGCAGCGAAAATGAAGTGACCGAAGCGACGCGATCGAAGCGCGAGGAGGCATACGCAAGTCCCTACATACGGCCGTTTACGAACTCGCCCAGGCCCCGAAACGTCCCCCCCCGCTCCCCGGTATGGTTTACAATAGCGTTATTGCCCCCCCCCCCTCACCGCCCACGTACAACCTCCTACCTGGTGAGTTAGTAAAGGGCCGTAGCCATGGAGTAGCGTAGGTAAGGTCGTGTTCCCACCTCCCAATTCGCTATTCTTTGCGTACCGTTACACGCACCTACGGCCCTACTCCAGCTTCCACAATCCTTGAATGGTAAGCATACTTGACACAAGCCGCGCGCCGTGCTTTACTGTCCGTGCGGGCCGCCCCCCGGCGGATTTCGCTGACGAACGGAGCACAGAACATGACGAAACGAGTAGTCGCACACGAATACAACCACAAATGGGACGAAGTGGCAAAGGCCACATTCGAATTCGTCGAGGACGCACAAGACTGGTGCGAATCCCGTTCCCCTGAGCATTCGCTGCTGAACTGGGGCGACACGCAAATCGGCCTAGAAGGCAACACAATCCAGAACATCGACCACCTTGATTCATTCGGTGATTACAAGCCGGGCGAACCGATCTTCCAAATCTCCGCCATTCGCCATGAGAACCCCGAGGAGATCGAAGAACTCCAGTGTTATCACTACGACCCAAAGCGAATGACCGACGAGGATCTGAAATACGCTTGGGAAGAGGCGACGCGAATCGCCGAGGAAGATGACGAATGGGGCATCGTTTCGGTGATCGAGAACGAAGTCAACAAGCGTAATCTCAATCAGAAAGGTGGAGTGTAGTGACCACTTATCTTGCCATTCGGCATGGCAACGACCCGGAATATGGCGAATTCGCTGCAGTTTACCGATGCGAAAATGCAGCAGAAGCAACGAGAATAACAGGAATCCCCGAGGCCAATCTTCTTTGGGGCACCAAACGGACGGGTCGTTTCGATAGCGGCCTTTGGACAATAATTCCAGCATTCGTAGAGGAAGAAGAGTGATGAGCAAACCAGCCATTCTGATCTCATTTGATAACGGCGAAGTCGTATGGAAGTCCGTGGGCTGGGGGCGAATCCCCCGCCTTATGGCGCGGGCCAAGGAACTAATCAACCAAGGCGAGGACCCAGCAGAAGTCCGTGAGCTTCTGGAGCGCGAATACGAAGTCATAGAGGACAAATAGCACGCACGAAAAAGCCGCCCCGGTTCATCGCCGGGGCGGCTCCTCTGTATTTGACTTAGGCTTTCGTCTTGAACCGCTCCACCCACGCCTCGGGCGGAATGCTCTCGCTCATCTTCTTCACCAACCTCCGATTGTTGGCCACTACCTTCTGTAGCGCAACCCGCCCAGTCATTCTGAACCTGCCTTCCCACCCTTTATTTCGGTTGGTCCAGCGCGAATAGTCCACGCCGTTCAGTTCCAACAGGTCCTGGAATTCGGCGATGTCGATCTTCTCCTTCTCCTTGAGGCACTCTGCCGCGATTTCCTGGGCGAGCCAGTCCCAGTTCGACCGTTTGGCCGCCTTGCCCGCCACCCCGAGCACCTTTGCATTTTCGATGTACTTCAGCTTGAATTTCTCCGCCACCACCGAATTGGGAAGCTTGGCCTCCTCTTCTACCTCGGCAAGCGCCGCCTCTTCTTCCCGCTCCGCCGTCTCCAATTCCTGCAGCTCGGCCTTGGCGGGGCTGAACGTCTCTTCCACGCGGGCGTGAGCTTCCGCCTGTTCGGTTGTCATTTCGCTCACATCCTCGAGCGCCACCTTGTCAGGGAACACGCTGGTTTGGACGTTCGGACCAACTACCGGTTCGTGCGCCGCAACCCGATCAGCTTCGATCGCCTCGATCTCTGCCGCCGTCTTCTGCTTTGCCTTGCGCTTAGCCATCTTATGCTCCTATTCGCTGTTCGCTACGCCCGCCACCGGGCCAACTCGCATATTAAAACACGCCGTGGTCGCGGCGTCAACCCCCCTTCGATATTCCGACCACGTAATCAGCTTCGTATGAGGGGGGATTGACAGCTACGCGGCGCTGTGCTTTAATACCCCCGTGCCCGGTGGCGGGCGAAACGGAGCAACGAAATGGCAACTTACGTATTCAAGCACCTTGACGGCACCGAATCAGGCGAAATCTACGCGAGCACGGAGATGTTCGCGCGCGCAGGGGCGATGGAGAAGAAGTGGGGGCCTCCCAAGTCTCTTATCCATCCCGAACCGGGGACGAAAAACTACCTCGTAATCGGTGAGCCGATTTACAACGGCTACGGCCTTGATCTCATTTCGGTCAAGAAGTGACACTTCGCTACATCCTCGGCGCGTTGGGGGCGGCACCGTTTGCCGCCTCCCTTTTGGCTGTGTCAACCGCACCAACCCCGGAAATCAAACCCAGGATGGTGAAGACCGAAACGATACGCCAGATTCCAATGGAACCCCAGCACCCATTCGCTGAGCGGTGGCACTTCCCACACATAACCGAAATCCCGGTGAAAGTGGTGGGTCAACCAATTCAAGAACCGGCGACAGCACGAACTAACGTGCTTAAAACTGTAAGGGCGACTGTAAGCGTCCGTCGTCGACATTTGGACCTTTGCCAGCGACACGGCATGCGCAAGGTTCATTACGGCAGAAGATGGAGATGCAAGCGATGAGCGAAGATAGCGGCGAACACCTAGCCAAATTCGTAATGCGATCGGTGCGCGAAATTGAATTCATGGCAACGGTTGTGTCGTGGGTGATGTGTTTCGGTATAGGGGCCATTCTCCTCTACCTGCTAAGCCTGTGGGCGCTTGCGCATATGAACGTGGTGATCGGCGTAATCGCAGCGCAGGTGGTAATCGCCGCGCTAGGTATTTGGCTAGGAGACGACTGATGGGATACGCACTTATGATGGCATCGTGCGTTCGGTGCGAAGCGGTGTTTGGATTCAACCCGCACAAGGTTCCATCCATTCGCCTCACTCCCGATGCGGAGAAGCAACCAATTTGTAAGACGTGCGTTGAATGGGCGAACCAAGAAAAGAAAAAGCTTGGGTTGCCCCAGTTCACTATCCCCGAGGGTGCGTACGAACCAATCAATGAGGAGGAACTATGAAGAAACTAAGCAACGAACAGATCGAGCAATTGGCGAATCTGACTGCCGAAGTGCGGATGGCAGAAACAGAACTAAACAACGCGCGCGACGAAGTGAACAACCTGATCAGCGGCAAGCTGAACAGGAAAGTTAACGAATACAACGAACTGATGACCAAAGTACACGAATTTACCCAAGACATAACCGACGCGATGGAGGAGTATACAGGCGAGAAGGGCACTGAGTGGAGCGAAACTGAGGCTGGTTCCCACTACGAGGATTGGAAGGACGAGTGGGAATCCGTCGACTGCGCTGAATTGAACTACGTGGACGAAGTGGAACTGGACACTAACCTCGCGGATGTTCTCGAACAAATAGCGTCAGAGCCGAATGCATGACGCAATGGGCTGACACAATGGGCATGCGGTTCGACATCTACACGGTAAAGATGCGTGGCAACACGCCCATTGCCACGTTCTTGTTCGTTGACATTTCGCTGACCGTCGCCGAAATCATGTCGGATGCGGAACGAGACGAATTCGATGACACGTTACTGGCCAAGGGTTGGTTCTGCTCCTGTCCAGGATGGAATGGATTCAAGCCGCTGGTGGTAATGCCGCACGGCGACTTGCTTAGAAACGACCAGTTCAAGTACCTAATGGAGCTTGCTTCTTAATTTAGATTGGCTGGGTAGTTCCGCTCCGTTCGACCCAGCCGCCCCGGCAGGAGGAACCCTCCAAGTTCTAGCCTGCCGGGGTCCCCTTTAGGAGAAATAAATGGCTGTTATAATGAGAGCCGGTAGGCTAATTGTTATCGGGTTAGAAGAAGAAAATGTTAAACGAATGCAAAAGGGGCTTCCTTTTCACCGAAATTTCGACGATGTAGATGTGGTGGTGTTTATTGGTAAGGATGTTGACACCATCACAAAACAAATAGACCAATTTATAGGTCCCGACACCGTTGTAACAGATGAGCGAAATAGAAAGAAGAATTGATGTCCAACGTCATTTACCGTATCCCCACCACGGTGGTTCGACTAGAGCACAAAACAAAAATTGCCCATACTAGGAAGGACCCCCATTCGGATAGTATAATTACCGAAGTGGTGCCTATTGGTTGGTATGTCCATTTCGCTGGCAGCTACGAATCGCTTTGCGTTGGAAACGAACGGCCAACTAACCTAGAGCCGGGGACGAAGGTAGACATCATGATCGTTCCTAGGAAGATGGATTGACCCAATACGCGCCGTGTGTTTTAATATCCGCGTGGGATGGTCCCATGGGAGAACGGAGCAATGATAATCATCATCGACAAGGACATCACGGTGAATGAGCTAGAAGATGGCTCGTGCATCGTAACTCGCCCCACAATGTTTGGTAAGTTGGCGAGCCACATCATCAAGTCCGAATACACCGCGATGCAAATCGCGAGCTATCTCCACCGCAAGTTCTACGGAAAGGTGGACATCGTGCAAAATGAGTTCCCGCTGCTGAGCGACGAGGATCGCGAGTTCCTCCTGTCTGGTATTACACCGTCCGCTTGGGCTGCGATGTTCCCCAAGGAGGACGTGGAATGAACATTCACACCGACATCCAATTCGACGCCAAGACCGAGGCGGTGATCGACAAGGTGCGCAAGCTCCTTGCGTTGGCGAATAACAACGACAACGAGCACCAGGCGGAAGCAGCTGCCAACAAAGCGCGCGAACTGCTCGAGGCTTACAACCTCGACATGGCAATCGTCAACAAGGCTCACAACACGTTCGCCCCGCGCGACAAACAAATCCTGCGAGGCGGGCTTTACACGTGGCAGCGTGAATTGTGGTACCAAGTCGCGCAACTCAACTTCTGCAAGTATTGGTACTACAAGGGCACAAAGGCTGGGCAGCAATACCAGCACGAAGTGCTCGGTTCCAAGGCTAACGTAATCGCCACGCAAGTCATGGCGAATTACCTGCAGGAGGCAACGGAGCGCCTCGCGCGGCGTTGGGTGCACGAAAATCGCCCCGGTCGGTCGATCTTCATCAAGGAGGCTATCGCATTTCGGGAGGGGGTGGCGAATCGGCTAATTACTCGCCTCTACACTATCCGAATCGACCGTCTGCGGGAAGAAGAGGCCCGTATCAAGAAGGAACGCGAGGCGAATGCGTCCGCTGGGATATTCACCGAGAACGCGCTGGTCCTAAGTGACGTGATCAACACCGAAGAGGACCTGAACAACGATCACCTTTACGGTGACCCTCCTGGTACTTCGGCGCGGCGTCGCAAGGAGCGTGAGGCACGACAAGCGGCAGCGGAAAAGGCAGCCGCTGAGGAAATGCGACGTCAAGCCGAATGGGATGCCGCTCACCCAGAAGAGGCCAAAGCTCGCCGCAAGAAGGAGGATGCGGAGCGCAAGCGTCGGAGCGACGAATACTGGGATAAGGAATCCAAACGTCGCCCGCGCAAGATGACCGCTGAGGAGGAACGCCGCCAAATGGGTTCTTACCGCACCGGGTACAACAAGGGGGATGAAATCTCCCTTGACAAGCAAGTGGATCACAACCCAACCAAGAGGCTATCATGAATGAAACAGCACGCGAAGTTATAGAATTTATGGACCCGGAGTACCGTGAGGTACTCCGGAGAATGCTAATTCGCGAAGGTTTGACTGAGGATGCTTCAGTAAAGGAAGTATTTGATAAGTTTAAAGATCAAAATCGAAAATCGCTAGAAGAAGGAATTGCACTTTTGAATTTTTTGGGTGTGGGCGATAAAAGTAAATTTGCACCCAAATTATTGTTCTATGAGCGATGCGAAGCGCTAGCACTATATCGTGCGGGGATAACGTGTGAAGTTTTGGCTAAGATGTATAAGGTAGATCGCCGCACTATTACTCACATTTATACAGCTACTTCGCCACATTATAAGAATGTTCGCCGAGAAGAAACTATGTTGGGGAAAGAAAAATTCCGTGCCAAGTATTTAAATGATGACCTAATATTTCGTGCTATGTCATTTCGATCGGCAGATATGAATAACTCCGAAAATAATAAATACGCTAATGGAAAAGCTGGCCTTCGCATGGTGCAGGGTAAGAATTGTACTTACGTTCATCGTGTTCGAATCAGCTGGATTGAAGCTGGTAGCCACAATGTAGAGAAGTCAGGCTGGTATTATCAAGATTTGGACAGTGATTTCCCCGATGGATGGTTTACGGCAGGAGGCCCTGACAGTCTTAAAACTAGTATGGCTTGCTATTTGGCCATGCTTAACGACATAACTGATAAACTGGTGTAGGTAACGAAATGGGGATTGACACGGTGCGCTCAGTATGATATACTTGAACATATAGGAGACGCACATGAGAGAAACATCCATAAACGGAGTTCCCACTGACGGAGCTATCGCTTATAAAGAAGGGTACATGGCGGGGGAATGCCCCTACATGGAAGAAGACGACCTGGATTTCAACCGGTGGAATGCAGAATGGGATGCTGCCGCCGATGAACACGAACTAGAAGTGGCGAGACCGAAAGGCCCAGGTTCTATTATAACCAACCGTTACCGCGCGAAGTACTCCGAATATGGGCACCCCACCCATTGCGGTGACGAATTAGCCGAATTGCTCAATAATCTCTGCTCCAATAAAGCGGGTACGAATATTGAGCTATTCGAGGCGATCTGCGCGGCGAATGGAGTCCATCTTACCAAGTACAACCGCACCAATAAAGGGTGGCAAGGACGCCTTCGCATGACGGGGCGAAACTTGCTGGCGCGCAAGGTGCGGGATCAAGATGGGGTTATCTTGATGCCTAAGGGCACCATGCCCGATCATTATCAGCTGAGCACAGAGTGGGTCGAAGAGGCAGTAAACAAATACAAACCTAAGCCCCTGTGGCCGCCTGCGCGCGGGGCTGGGCAGCCCACCGAGTGATACGCCGTGACACGGCGTACGGTACGCCGTGCGCTGTGCGGTGTGGGTCAGGTACCCATGTAGCGGTCAGTCAGTGACCGCACCGGCACCTGCCCGCGCGGCTCAACTAAGTGAGGAGAGGAAAATGCCTAACCAGCCTTATTATAAGATGGTAACCGACCCAAATGGAAAAAGAGTACCTAAATGGGAACCTCGTGAAATAAGATGTCCAAAATGTTGGAAAGAATTTATTACACGTGATCCTACCCAAGTTTATTGTTCTGCATCGTGCGGAAAAAAGGACCGCGGGAAAAAACGAATTAGAATACCCTGAACGTTGCTTAATATCTTGACAGCCCGCCCCCGGCGTGGTATACTCAAGACTGCGCAATCCCCGGCGCATCTAAGCTGCGGCGAGGAACAAGGCAGGCCAGCCTCCTCGCCGCAGTTGTTCGGGGAGGGGAATTCCGAATGGAAGCCATCAAGGGCGGATTTGCATTAAATGACGTCGACGAAAAGACAATTAACCAACAGAGATCGATAACCGCTCAAATAAACAATAATTTTATCCAAGTCGGCGCAGTTTTCCTGCAGATGTCCGGCAAAAATCCATTTACTTCTGACTGGCACAAGAAAAAATTCAGAGATACCAATCTTCAAGAATGGATTGATAATCCCGACATGCGGGTTCTCAATCTGGGCTTCAATCTGCAATTCGGTTGGCTCGACGTAGACATAGACGCAGAAGACCCGCGCTATAACCGAGCCATTATATCGGCGTTCAAATTCCTCAGCATAGACACACGGTTCGCATTTGGGCGCATGTCGAAGGGCGTGCCTTCTCACATAATGGTGCAGCTGAACGAATTGGATCTTAACAACTACGACACGTTAAAGGAGTTCGAACCCAATGAATTTAAGATCGAAGGGAAGCGGTTTAAGAGCGAGCTGCGTTCGATGGGACCGATACCAGAAACAAGTCCCAATGCGGTCAAAGAATCTCGACAGACCGTCATGCCGGGGTCGATATACATCCACAAAGAAAAATCGGGTGCTTATGACATTAGTGTATGGTATGCCGAGGGGGGCAACCCCGCTTCATTTGTGGGCGAAATTGCAGCGACTACGCCGCGCAAAACGTCTTATTCCAATTTAATCACTGGTATCGCATTCGGCACGTTTCTTTATATAATGCAACCTCATTGGATTGAAGGAACCCGGCAGCAATTCGCTGGCAAAGTAGCGGGGTGGCTCGCTCGCCTCGTACGTGAAAGTATAGGGATCAACGAGAATGAGGGGATAGGGCAAGGTACCTTCTGTCCAATCGGCACGCCAGAAACTGCCGAATCTATGCTGGAATTTCTCTGCGCCGAAATGGGCGATAAAGAAGTATGGATGCGGAAGCGTATTTTCCGCGATGCGTTGAAGAAGTTGGAGAATAACCCCGATGCTAAGATACCTGGATGGCCCGCGCTTGAAGCCGAGATTGGTACAGAATCCATGCTCGCTCTGCGGACAGTTTTTATGCCAGGTGTCGATGTATCACCCCTTACTAGGATGGCGGATCGTTACATTTACGACGAAACGGATGACTTATACATTGACCGTGACCGGTTCTATAGTATTTCCAACTTCGTCCACGATGGAGCCGCACTCGACCGTCGCCACCGCAACGACCTTATGGAAGTGGCTGGCAAGATGCGGCCGGTGTTTAAGATGTTTGAATCTTCTCCATTGCGACGGCGTATTGGCGGTCGAGACTTATATCCGGACTTCCAGCCAGGCGCGATTTTTAGACTATCCAGATCGGGAGGAATTATCCCGGACGACCAAGATAGCGAATCCGGTACCTTGACCATATTCAATACGTGGCGGGGCTGGCCCATTTTACCAACCCAACACATCGACGAAACGTTGATCACTAAGTGTACTTCTATGATGGATCAGTTATTCGCCTATCTTACACAGGATAATAAGGAGCAAATAGCATGGCTCAAACAGTGGATCGCTTGGACTGTACAGAATCCTGGCCAGAAGCAGCAGGTGGCTCCTGTCTTTGTTGGCGGGCAAGGAGTCGGGAAGTCATTCTTTGGGAATATATTCCTGGAGCAGTTGTTTCAAAACCAATGGGGATCCGCCTCACCCAAAATATTGGAAGGTGCGTTCTCTGTGGAGCCATTTATCAACAAGATGTTCGTATTCATTGACGAAGCAAAATTCTACAGTGAGAGCAGCACGGACGAAATTAAGAAATTGATCCGAGCCGATCGCCTCGGCGGGGCGGAGAAGTTTATGTCGGCGCGCACCTATCGAATTTTTGCTCGAGTTATATTTGCGTCCAACAAATTCGACATGAACATCGGCCAGCAGAACATGCAGGACCGCGCGCTGTTCTATCTCAAGACTTATGACAAAGAGTTTAAGGGGATGAATGATGTAGACTTCCGTAATTGGGCCGTCACTCTTAAGCCATTCTTTGACGAGTTCTTAGTATTCATTCGCCGAATGGATGTGAAAGAGCACTTCATGCACATATTTAATACGATGCCAGTTAGCCGCCACGCCATCGAAAATATATCTCTATCCAGCGGAACTGATAGCCACATCGTCGAGTCCAATATGTCCTACGCTCGCCGCGTGGCGAAGAATATCATTGAGGAAGGACGCATCTGGGAAGACCTAGACCTTTCGGCACCGTTCACTATGCACGAATTTAACAAGCGAGTTGCCGATACCTGTGAGTCTATGCGTATTCGCTTTGTTCAGCCGCGCCACGTCTTCGATGAATTTACAGGGGCTGGGCTTATCGAGGTTTGGACATCGGGCAACAATAAATTCTATCGATTTAAGTACAAGATAGGCACCACAGCCGAAATGTTCGGGCTATCTATCGGCGTCACGCTGGAACCCAGGTTCGTATTCGTGGAAGATGACTTCGGTAAGAACGAATCGCCACTTATAGGTGCCTCGCCGTGGAAGGGTAGCTTATCATCCCGTTTACGCGTATAGATATTCAAAGGGGGTTGACAGGCGGCGGTCGGTGTGCTTTAATGCCCCGATGGGTGCGGACCCACATAACCAGAGGAGAGCGTAATGAGTGACTCAGCTGACATGACGGAAGCCCTACAGGGCAATGTCGAAACGAAGACCACCAAGTCCATCGTGCCGTCGAAGTACGCCGGTCGATACAAGAACGGCGGCGACGACCCTCTCGCGGTGTTCATCAAGGAGCAATGCGTTCGGGACGGCAACTTCTCGTTCGATGCATTCTTCGAACTGTGCGAGAAGAACGGCGTTGCGCAGGAGAAGGTGGAGCACTACAAGGGCCAGGTCGCTGAGAAGCGGCACGGTGCCGAAGGCCGCGCTCGCATGACGCTTCGAAACATGCTGGCGACGTTCGTTCGCAAGAACGGCAAGGCCGTTGGTTTGGATGGAGTCGAAGTCGAGATCAATCTGCCGAAACCCACCCTCACAGGGGCGGCGGCGAAGGCGGCAGAGAAGGCGGCGGAGAATCCCCAAACCGCAGCAGCCTAAGGCTCCCCAGTCCCAAAGCTGTTGCGGGATGGCCAATCGGGCAACCGGTTGGCCATCACCATATTTAAAGGGGGTTGACAGCACCCGCGCGGTGTGCTACACTATCTGTACGGCAGCGATCAAGCAGCCGGTGAAGCGAGATAGCGATGCATATGAAGACTCTGTTCGACCTAACAGCTGTGTGTGGAAGACTCTCGGTTCTCGCCGAAGAGATCAGGAACGAGACTAACGAAGTAGTGTCCACCAACGATCACGTCCAAGTGATCAAACACTACGACAAACTCCGCCAAGTGACTGGCCTCATCAAGGAATCCCGCGAGGCACTCGCTCAGATCGAAGAGCGCATGTCCCGCGAGTTGGTTCCCGATGCGATGCGGAACGCGGGGATCAGAACCATCACCATCGAAGGAGTCGGCAGGGTATCCCTTGGGACGCGCTGGTCCGCTTCTATGCCCGACAAGCAGTCCGGGTTCGAATGGCTGCGCGGGAATGGTCACGGAGGAGTCATTCAAGAGACTGTGAACGCCCAAACTCTCGGGGCGCTCGCCAAGGAGCTAAACAACGAGGGGACTGAACTCCCCGCTCCAACTTTTGCCACCAATATAATGACCTACACTTCGATCACAAAAGCCAAGTGATGGCAAAGGGACTACCAGAAACTAACAAGGCGTGGCGAACCAATCGCCGCATAGAGGCTAGAAAATATCTAGAAACTGTGCGGCGTAACAGTAAGTGCGTAGATTGCGGCATATCCAATCCGATTGTGTTGCAATTCCATCACCGCGACGGTAAAGAAAAGTACGTTATAAACATGCACTGTCGCAATGGCATAAACCGCTTGAAAAAAGAACTTGAAAAGTGTGACGTGCTCTGCGCTAACTGTCACTTAATACGACACCACAACGAGCAAACAGGCTTCAACGCACAAAGGACTATCGAACATGAGTAGCACTGACGTAGCAAACACCAACTCCCAGGTTCCTGATCACCTGCGACACTTCCAGAAGGCCAGCATCGGCAACGTCGATTCCTCCGACCGAATCATACCCCGGATCAAACTGATCCAGGCCATTTCGCCGGAGCTACAGGACTTCCCGGAAGCCAAAGCGGGACAGTTCTGGCACACCGTCGCGCAACAAAACCTTGGGCCAGCGCTCAAGGCCATCCCGCTCCTAATTCGCAAGTCCTACGTGCTCTGGGCACCGCGAAATGACGATCGGGGTATCTTGGCCCGCGCGATGGACGGAATCCACTGGGACCCGCCGAATGCGGAGTTCCGAGTGAAGCCCAAAGGGTCGCCCAAGGAGGTAGTCTACCTCACGAAGGATACGGTAGCCGAATCCAGACTGGACCAGTTCGGCACTTCAATTCCGGGGGATAACAATTCGCCCCCAGCGGCAAGTCTCACCTACAATATGATGTGGTTCTTGGTGGACTTCCCGGAACTCAGCCCCTCGCTGATTATCAATACCCGCTCCAGCGTCAAGCCGATGCAGCAGTTGCTGTCGCGGATTGATTCCAAGCCGGTGCCCCACTATGTTCAGGTGTACTCAATCGGCTCGGTTCAGCAAAAGGGCGCTGAGGGTCCCTACTTCAATTTCGCCTACACGGGGTTGGGATTCGCCGACAAAGAGCAAGCTGACATGTGCGCCGAATTGTACAACCGATTTGGACAGGGTGGCTGGATAGCAAACGACGAGACGGAGGATGAACCCGTCTTTGACAAGAGTAGCACCGGCAAGACGATCAACGAAGAGACAGCCGGTAAGTTCTGATGCGCGTTCGCCTAAGGGGTGCTGTTCATGAGGCTTGGCAGTATCAAGCTGGTCATAAACGGCCCCCTTGGGTGATGCGTTATACCGAATTTACAAACGGCATAATGCTCCTTAAGCGTAGTTCAGGCAAGCAATCGATTGAATATGGCGAATGGATAGTTCGTAACTTAGACGGCGATCCTTGCTGGTTTACCGACGACGAGTTCCAGGGGCTATTTGAGGAAGTAAAGTGAAGCAGTGCATTAACCCACAGTTGGCGCTGGACATTGTTCGTGTCCACCCCGATACCATAGCATTCGATACCGAAACCACCGGCCTGACGGTGAAGGACAAAATTTGCGGTTATGTAATCACCAATCGTGAGTTTTCGATCTACATCCCAGTTCGCCACGAAGCAGGAGGAAACATACCCAATGCGGAAGATTTTGAGCAAGAACTCGCGCGTGCATTTGCGGACCGGGGACGGCTTCATTTACGTACTGTTGGGCACAATATCGGTTTTGATCTCCGTATTTGCTATCGCCATGGTATTGTTCCTCGCCACCCACTAGAAGATACGATGATCAATGAAGCGATCATCAGCGATATAAATCAGGGTTATGGGCTAGAGGAATGTTGCATTCGGCGCGGTGTCGCTCCCAAGAAAGGGGCTGAAGTCTACGCCGAGTTGGCCAGGCGTTTCGGCGGATTACCAGACCGAAAGCAGATGGGTAAGTTCTGGCGATTAGAAGGCGACCACCCCGTAGTCGTCGATTACGCCACAGGCGACGGCATTTCAACTTTGGAGTTATATCATGCACAGCAGCGGATTTTGGATGCGGATGACTTGCGACGAAGCTGGAGATTGGAGTGCAACCTTATACCCTATGTCGCGCGTATCCATAATCGGGGTCTCAAAATCGATCCCGAATACGCCGGTAAAGTTGTCAGCGATGTTAACGGGGCAATTGCTGAGTCTAGTAAGGTCTTTGTTCCCGGATTTAATGCGCGATCCCCCAAAGCAGTCGAGCAACTCTACCGAATGAATGGTTACACCGATGAAAAATTCGCGCGAACGGATAACAACGCGTTTTCGTTCACGGAAAAGTGGCTGGAAACTAACGACATCGGGCAGGCTATCCTTTCAGTCAGACGACTTGAAAAGGCACGCGACAGCTTTATTACCCCACTTATTGACACCCACAATGTTAATGGGCGGGTTCACCCCATCCTCAACCAGTCCAAATCGGACGATTATGGAGTCGCAGGTGTCAGATTCTCGTGCAGCGAACCAAACCTCCAAGCGTTCCCAAAACGAAACATCGACGTTGGAAGAGTTGTTAGACGTTTGGTGGTCCCAGACGAAGGATTCGTTATTGAAGAGGCAGACGCAAAGCAACAGGAACCTCGACTCTTCACTCACTATTCGGGCGACCCTGTTCTCACCGATGGATACCGAAGCGGGACAATGGACATTCACGATCGAGCTTCCCAGGTCTTGGGACTAGACCGTGAAACTGCTAAGCGAATGGCGATGGGGATGTTAACCATGATGTCCCCTCCCACCCTCGCGGGGCACATGCGTTGGCCACTGGAAAAGGCGCGAGCCGCTCACTCCGCCTTCCTAACCGACGCCTTCCCTAAAATCAAGGAATTCCAGGACACCGCCGTCCATGTATTTCGGAGGCGAGGATATGTCAAGACTATACTGGGTCGACGCGCGTATTTGGATGACCCAAGATTTTCCTACCGTGCTGTTTCACGAATTATCCAGAACGTGGGAGGAGAGCACATTAAGTTATGCATCCTGGAAGCCTGCATGTACGAGGACGCTTACCCCAATGATTTTCAAATGTTACTTACTATCCACGACAGCTTATTGTGGCAGCGCAATCCTGGGCACCCACCCAATGAAATTATCAAAGCCATCGAATCCGTAGCTCAAAAACTTGAACTCAACGTACCCATCCCGTTTGGCCTAGGTTCCGGTAAGGATTGGGCACGAGCTTCCTACGGTGACAAGCTAGACCGCTACGACGAATAGTCGAGGAAATATAAACGTTTGCCCATAGGGGTACTTGACAGGACAGCAGGAGTGTGTTAAAATGCCGTATCGTGAGGGTGACCCTACCGTGCTTATCGAAGCATCCATCGAAGTTACAACTGCGAAAGCTTACCTCATTCACCCCACGATGGGAAAGCTACGTGACGTTTGGCTGCCCAAATCGCAGACAGTCAGCATCGAAGATCAAGGTGCCGGGGAGAACAAACTGATCACCGTTACAGAATGGTGGTTCAATCAGGCAGGACTAGATGAAAACGGAGGCTGACGTTAAGCGCGCCATGGTGAAATCCATGGTGGAAGGCGGGGGCTATGCTCGCCGCATCGAGGATCAATACGGAGTGGGGATATTCGACGTGATCCTCATTCCCTACGATCTACCAGTGTTTATGGCCGAAGTGAAGATGATTAGGGCCACTGAGTTCGGTCCTTCTGAGCGACAGTACGTCGAATTAATTCGCATTCAAAATGTCGGTGCTGTCGATAAACATGTAATTCCTGTCATGATTGGTTGGCGTGAGGGGAATTATTACTTCCACAAACCAGCTAAGAAAATAGATTACCGGGAATGCTTCTCGGTAACTACCACGGAAGTTCCATTCTACGATCAACTAGTGAAATACTACTACGCACAGAAAGGTTAAACATGACTGATCTAAGTCAATCCGAGAAGGTGCTGCTCGACGCAGGCGATGCTATTCGCCAGCGTCTGAAAGACCACGGCGATACCGAACGGTCATTTCAAATGGTTGCCGACTTGTGGAGTTCTTATATCAACCATTCCTTCACCGTCCAAGGCGATCTAAGGCTGCGCCCATTCGACGTGGCTCAAATGATGGCGCTGACGAAAATGGTTCGTTCGGTGTACGGATACTCCGAAGATAATTTCGTTGATGCTGCTGGTTACACTGCACTTGCTGCCATGCTTCATGACGAAAGGAAACAGAGCAATGGACCTGTTCAAAAATAAAGGAGTCCACTGTGTTGTGGACGGTCAATTCGGCTCCACCGGCAAGGGGGCACTTTCGGCATGGCTTGCTCAACAGGCGCTCGATTCGGCGATGACTGGTTACTTCTCCGGATCTATTTATAGCGGGGGACCGAATAGCGGGCACACCTTCTACAACGGCGACGACAAGCACGTGCTCAAACAGCTGCCCACATTCAGCGTGTACCTTTCGCTGAAAAATTACCACATCCCAGTTTATTTATCCGCAGGGGCGATCATTGACCGCGAAATTCTCAAAATGGAGGCCGAAAAATACCCCGAACTACGGGTATTCGTACACCCCAATGCCGCGGTCATTACAGATGAAGATAAACTGCTCGAAGAAACAGGGCCGATCGCCGAAGTTGCTGGGACGCGGAGCGGAACGGGAGAGGCGCTCGTCCGGAAAATCCGGAGAGAACCGAGTGCGATCGCCCGCAATTCGCTAGGGAGCATAGCGAAGAATGTAGTGGTACAAGATCATCGATTGAAGCCAGATCGCAACTCTTATTTCATGGAAGTGTCGCAGGGGTTCAGTCTTGGGATCAACTCCGAGTTCTACCCCAAAGTCACCAGTCGCGAATGTACCGTAATGCAGGGATTGGCTGATGCTCGAATTGCTCCGCGTCATCTTGCGCGCACCTATATGGCAATCCGTACTTTTCCTATTCGAGTGGGCAACGTGGACGGTCATTCTAGTGGGGACTGGTATTCTGATCAGTCTGAAATGACTTGGGGCGAACTAAGGGTAGAACCCGAGTTAACCACGGTGACGCAGCGAATCCGACGAGTGGCTAACTTTTCAATGCATCAATTCTACGATGCCTGCCACGCCAACGACCCGGATTTTGTGTTTATTAGTCATCTGGACTACCTCCAGAAGAACAGCCAAAAAATGAGGCTAATAGAGGGTATCCAAGATGCGATGGACAACATGGATAAACGCTGCGCGATCATCATTGGAGAAGGGTCGAAGATCACAGATATACGAATGTTGGAGGGGTCAGATGCCGACTAACATTATTGTTCAAGTCCCCGATTCGTTGCGATCGTACCATTCGTTCCTCCAAGACTTCTTTATAAAGATGATTATTAAATTGGACAAAAATTCGTGGAAGGAAACGCCGACCAAAGCTAACCTTCACGAAATTATGGACTTACTGGTTGACGAAGTAGTAGAGTTCGAAAGTCAAATACATAAGGATAGATTGGACTTAAATACATTTATGGAATTAGCAGATATAGCTAACTTTGCATTTCTTGCTTACGTGGCGCTGCGCTTGGAGGGTGTGAAACATGGGGATCAGGAAAGTAACGCTAAATCTGGATGAAGAAGACTGCAAGTGGCTCGAAGAAGTATATGGCGACACCTGGATGACTCGAATGGAGCAACACATCCACAACGAGGTATACATTCGCCGTGAGTATAACGAGTCACCGCTCAAAATGAGGGAAAAATGGGACTACTAGAAGTACAAAAGAAGGCACTCGAAGCGTCGTGTGGAAAGCTGGGGTATGCCTTCTACATGGAAATGGGCCTGGGAAAAACATTGACGGTACTTACCGAATTTACCGAAATGGTGCGAGATAAGATGGCTACCCGGATGGTGGTTATCTGTCCCAATTCGTTCAAAGCGGGCTGGGTAGACGAAATTCAAAAGCACGGCATCAATGTTCACCCCCACATTTATAATTCGGGGGCGGATTACGACAACACCAGATTTATGAATCAGTTATACAAGCAACCCCCAGTTCTAATTGTGAATTACGAAGCGATCCGCAAGAACGCCACGCAAGAATACATCGCCAAATTTGTGACTGACCGAAATTGTGTGATGGTATTCGATGAGAGCATTCAGATCAAGACATACAACAGCCAGCAAACCAAAGCGGCACTTATGATGGCCGGATGGGTGAAATATACCCGTATATTGTCTGGCAAGCCCGTTACCCAAGGTCCGCATGATCTTTGGGCGCAAATGAGAGCAATAGGTGCTGTTAGCAGTCGATTTTTCCCATTCAAGACTACGTTCTGTCGGATGGGTGGTTTCAAGGGCAAGAAGGTGGTCGGTACCCAAAACGAAGAATTGCTCGCCGCCACGATTGAAAAGTACATCTTCCGGGCGTCCAAGAAAGACTGGACAGATTTGCCACCCAAGATGTACACTTCGCGGCAATACATCCTGCCACCGAAATTAGCCCAACAATATAAGGCTATGGAAGATGATTTCGTTTTATGGCTCAACGAGAACGAAAACGTGGCGGTCGACGCCTTTATAACGAAGTACATAAAGCTGGCTCAAATCCAATCCGGGTTCATAATCAAAGAGGATGGGACAATCCAAGAGTTGGTACCCGCTGAGGAGAACCCCCGATTTAACCTCGTAAAAGAAATCATCGAGGAAGTAAGTGGAAAGGTTGTCGTTCCGTATGTTCATCGCTACACCAAAGATTTGTTAATGCGAGCGCTCGCCGAATATGGGCCAGCCTACATAAGTGGTGGGATGGAACCTGCCGAAATCCAGGCGCAGAAAGATAAATT